GATATGCACAGAGTAATGAACTAGGGAAGATTGAACTTCCAGATTTAAGAAGACAGGATACAAAGAATAGACAGAACTCAATTGACGATGTAGATCCTTTTGTTAGACAAAAATTAGAAGCACAAATGATAACCCTTTTCAGTTCTGCACAATCATTGTATAATCAAATGATTGAAGAGGGAATTGCTAAAGAGTGTGCTAGAATGGTTCTACCACTATGCACACCAACAAGAATCTATATGACAGGTTCTGCTCGCTCTTGGATACATTACATTAATTTAAGATCAGCAAATGGAACTCAAAAAGAACATATGGATATTGCTAATGCATGCAAATCTGTTTTCATAGATACCTTTCCTACCATTGCTGAAGCTCTGGAGTGGAGCTAAATACTAACATTGTTGAACAATTATGCCTACATACCCTTTGAAAAATTTGAAAACAGGTGAAACAAAAACCCTTAATATGACAATGCAATCCTATGATGAGTTTAGATCAGATCCTGCCAATGCTGATTGGGATAGAGACTGGTCACAAGGATGTGCAGGAGTTGGAGAAGTTGGTGAGTGGACTGACAAATTAAAACAGAAATATCCAGGTTGGAATGATGTTTTAAAGAAAGCACAGAAAGCACCAGGTTCTAAAATAAAAACTATTTAATATGGCAAGAAAAAAACCTTCTGCAGGTATTGGCACTAATCCCGTTCCTTTTGGAATGAGCAATAAGCAAATGAAAAGGAAGAAACCAATCAATCTTGATTACATAAAAAAGATTGAACCTCTTACTGATAATCAGCGAGTATTCTTTGACTCTTACAAAGAGGATAAGAACTTAGTTGCTTACGGTTGTGCAGGTACAGGTAAAACTTTCATTACATTATATAATGCATTGATGGATGTTCTTGATCCCAAGAGTCCATATGAAAAGATTTATATTGTTAGATCTTTAGTTGCAACTCGTGAGATAGGATTTTTGCCTGGTGATCATGATGATAAATCATATCTTTATCAAATACCATATAAACATATGGTCAAGTATATGTTCCAGATGCCAGATGATGCATCATTTGATATGTTGTATGGAAACTTGAAAGCACAAGATACCATTGATTTTTGGAGTACATCTTTTATCAGAGGAACTACTTTTGATAGAGCAATAATAATTGTAGATGAATTTCAGAATCTAAACTTCCATGAATTAGATTCTATGATTACCAGAATAGGACAAGATTCTAAGATTATGTTCTGTGGAGATGCAACTCAAACAGACTTAGTGAAACAGAATGAGAGGAATGGTATTGTGGACTTCTTACGCATCTTGCGTAATATGCCATCTTTTGATATAATAGAGTTTGGTGCAGATGATATCTGCAGAAGTGGTCTAGTCAAAGAGTATATCATTTCTAAACTTGAACTTGGAATAGAACTTTAATGTTTAATCATGTAAATATAGATCTTCCTTCTTTAAACAAAGAAACTATTGATGGTGTCAGATACTATGATGTTCCTGGCAATGCAAAACTAGTTTCAATTACATCTATCACTAGTTGGATCAACAGAGAAATCTTTCGTGAATGGAGAGCAAGAGTTGGAAATGAACAGGCAGATAAAGTAACCAAGGCTGCTACAAGTCGTGGTACAGATATGCATACTCTTACTGAGTATTATCTTAAGAATGAAAATCTACCAGAGGTTCAACCTCTATCAGAATTTTTATTTAAACAATCAAAACCAAAATTAGATTTGATTGATAATATTCATGCATTAGAAAAATCAATGTACAGTTTGCAGTTAGGTATTGCAGGAACTGTTGATTGTATTGCTGAGTACAATGGTGAACTTGCCATTATTGACTTTAAATCTTCTAAAAAACCAAAACCACGCAAGTGGATTGATCATTACTTTGTTCAGTGTGCTGCATATGCTTGTATGTTGTATGAGTTAACAAATATACCAGTGAAAAAATTTGTAATCTTAATGTCTTGTGAAAATGGAGAATGTGTAGTTTATGAAGAGTACAATAAAAAGAAATATATCAAATTACTCTCTGAATACATTAGAGAGTTTGTTACTTTCAAATTACAAGAATATGGCAAAAGCTGATGGAAAAAATTTAGAGAAGTTAATAGAAAATAAATTCTATTGTGCTAAAAGATTCACTGAAGCAATTGAAACTCTTGCTCATGAAAAAGATGGTATGAGTTATGTTGATGCCATTGTACATTTTTGTGAACAGAATAATATTGATGTGGAATCTGTTCCTAAATTGATTACTAAACCTTTGAAAGAAAAACTAAAAGGTGAAGCAATGGAATTAAATTTGCTTAAAAGAACATCACATGCTAAACTTCCTTTATAATGCCAACCAAATCTGAATTAATGCACTACAGACTTCAAGCATGGTTACGTGAGAACCAATGTGAGGAGTTTGAATACTTAGGTGAAAGACCTGATGCTTTAGGAATACCACAACATTGGTATCGTATTGCAGATGTTGAAGTTACTGTAGATCAGGTTGAAGAACTTGAATTGATGGATGATGCTGAAAGTGAACCCCTTTGAAACCTACAAAACATTTATAGGTATGAAGTCACACTTCATAAGAGAGAAGTATGACTACTCAAGATATGGAAATAAATTATCTAAATTAACTGTACAAGGATTCTATAAAAGAAGAGATAGAATGTTCTTTGAAAGAATGTCTAGACAGTATAATGATCAGGAGATACAAGATTTCTTCATTGCTAATTTTGCTACTGATGAAGATCCATCTACTGTTTATATGCCAAACATAATTAAGAATGGAGAGAAGACATATACATCTTGGAAAAAGAGAATACAATCATTAGCATATACATTTACAGAGGAGGCACATAAGTTGTTTGATAATCAAAAAGTAGATGATGTATTTGATTGTTCTAAGGGACACCCACCAATATTGAAAAGTTATTTAAGGGGTGACACAAGTTTGGAAAGTATGGTAATATATGATAGAATACTAGGGTACAGAACTAACTTTGATAAACAAATATCAGAGCATGATCCTGTATGGGGAATGGTAAGTATGAAGATAAAGAAGTACACTCCTTTCCTAAATATAGATGTATTCCGTTATAAAAAAATTCTAAAAGAGATTGTTTCACAATGAAGTTTTTAGACTCTGAAATTGTTAGAGAGGAAATGAAAGTCATTGAGGCTTTGCAAAAGCAAGTCTATGGAAATGTTTTTAATTTTCCTAATATGAACAGAGAAGACAAACTTCATCATATTGAAATTCTTGAGGAATTATTAGAAAAACAACAGATCTTCTATAAGAGATTGAGTCTCTCTGATGACCCTAAGGCAAAAGAGATGAGGAGAACTGTTATGGACAGTGCTGAAATGTTTGGATTTAAAAAGGATGGTGATTTGTCATTGATGTTTGCACAAATGTCAGAGGCAATTGGTGAAATGAAAAAACAACTTGACAAGTCGTAAATTTACATTATAATAACTGAGTACAAACAAGCCAAATACAACTAATACGAGGTAAACAAAATGGGTTTTAAAGACCTTAAAAAGCAGAGTTCTTTGGGTTCTCTAACTAATAGATTAGTTAAAGAAGTAGAGAAAATGAACAATGCAGGTGGTGGAAATGTAGATGATCGTCTCTGGAAACCAGAGGTTGATAAGAGTGGTAATGGTTATGCTGTTATCAGATTTCTACCAGCACCAGATGGAGAAGAACTTCCATGGGTAAAACTATTTTCTCATGCATTCCAAGGACCAGGTGGATGGTATATTGAGAACTCACTCACCACAATAGGACAAAAAGATCCTGTTGGTGATCTTAACAGGACACTATGGAATAGTGGTAATGAGACAGATAAAGATACTGTAAGAAAACAGAAGCGTAAGTTATCTTACTATAGCAACATCTATGTTGTTAAAGATCCTTCTAATCCTCAGAATGAGGGTAGAGTATTTCTTTACAAGTATGGTAAGAAGATCTTTGATAAGATCATGGATGTAATGCAACCTGAGTTTGAAGATGAGACACCAATCAACCCATTTGATCTATGGGCAGGTGCAAACTTCAAATTGAAGATTGTTAAAAAGGATGGTTTCTGGAATTATGATAAGTCAGAATTTGACTCTCCTAATCCATTATTGGAAGATGATGATGCACTAGAAGCAGTATGGAAGAAAGAATTTTCTTTAACTGCATTTACTGCAAATGACCAGTTTAAAACATATGATGAGTTAAAGACTCGTTTGGATTATGTTTTAGGAGCAAAGGCAAAGTTACAAGTAGCTCAAGAAACTGAGTATGACAACTATGCTGCTCAAGAAACACAGAAAGTAACTGAAGAAGAAGTTCTTAAGAAATTAGAAACTTCCTATCAAGAAAGTAAAGCAGTTGAAACTGTGAATGCTCCTTCTTCTGAAGAGGAAGAAGATCCACTAAGTTACTTTGCTAAGTTAGCAGAAAGTTAATTAGGTCAAAACAAAATTGACTTTTTAATTCCAAAATACTGGGAAAAAAATTCCCAGTATTTTTTTGTGCCTATTACTTTTTTTTATTCGTATATTCTTATGTTTTCGCCTTTGACAACTCTCTTAGAAACATACTGAGTGCTTCCTTTTGGATACTTCATGACTTTCTCTATTTCTTCAATAATTAATCCAATAAATCTAGGTTTGATTATGTTTATATTTCTCTTGTCATCATTTATTCTATTTTCATAAACTTCATTAGTAATTTCAGTGACTATCTCTGTACTAACAGTTTGTTGAACTCCTAAACCAGTATCAAAGAAAGTAATAGAAAAGTCAGATGCAACTTCTAGACCTTCTGGAACAATTACCTTTCCAACAGAATTTTTTATTTCTCTTGTTTCATAGTGATGAACATTTTGAAGTGCTGCATCTGAACCATACTTATTAATTAAGTAATTATAGTATGATTGGTGTTCTAGTGGCCACTCCTGTTGTACATTAATAATATTATTTGCAAGCAATACCATCCAATCTAGATTAGAGTCACCATAAACTTTGAATGCTACATTATCAGGTCTTTCATCAGTTATAATTTGATACTTTGTAAAAAAGGTCAAATCACTGAATATTTCCTCTGCTATTTTAGTTCTTTTGAATAGATTTTTTACCCTGATATAATCTGATATGTTTTGCGCTTTGGGAAGACGACTAACATAGTCAAAATCTGGTATGTATCTAAAGTATTTTTTTGCCATTGTTAGAATCCCATAGTTTGTTCATTATCTTTGTACTCATCTGAATATATTGGTTCAATCTCACCAAATGACATGGATAATTGATATGAAGTCATAGATGGTTGACCTCTGTATGTCATATAAGAACCATCTGGTGTATAGTTTACTGCAAAACTAGTGCAAGCACATGGTTTAAATTTATTCATAAATGGGTGCTCTCTATTGGTATCACCAAATATATATTCCAATTCAAAAATTCTAGGACTCTTTAGAAATAATGCCTCTGAGGATCTTTGAGGTGTCATATTTCTTTTCATAGATCTAACCATTTTACGAACTATATCTGCTTCTTCAGCATCTCTAGGAGTAAGTGTAAAATTAAAATTAAAACTTCTTAAATTAGGACCAGTGAATAGTAATTCTAAATTAGGATTAATGACTTGACCTGTAGCACGACCTAATACATTTGCACCAACTGCTTGACCTGCAAAATATGCTGATATTGCCTGTTTAGTTCTATCATCTTTAGCTAGTCCTACCAGATCATTAAGACCATCACCTAGAGCATCAATTGCACCTCTAAAACCTCCACCATCTGCTTGAAAACTTTCAATAGATTCAAATGCTGCTCTAGCACCTGCTGCCTGTGCAGCATTTAATGTGTCACCACCCCAACTAACTGCTGTTGATTCTGATAGTTGTGGTTGCATTGGTAATTGAATAGTCTCATATTTTCTTGTAAATCTTCTATTGCTCCCCTTAAATCCTTTTTTTAATGATTTACCAGTTTCAAGACCACTGGGGACATAATCATATGCAGTGATTTGAATGTAATCATAACCATATGAATCTAAACTTTGTCTAGGATATCTAAGTGTTTCTCTTTTTCCACCCACAGCAAAAGAAGTTAAAAGAGCATTAGGCTTATTTGTTGTTTCAGTTAGTGTAGATTGTAAACCTGCATTTGTTTCATTGGCATCTAATTCCTCCTCATTTGCACCTAATGATCTAAAACCTATTGTGTTTAGTAACCTAGTGAGATCTGCTCTTGATTGAGGATCATTAGTTTGTACTCCCTGTTTTGCTAAAGCAAGAGTTGCTTTTTTTGTATTTTTGAGTACAGTATCAAATTGATTAGCATTGATGCCAGTAAAGGCAGCATCAAAGTCATCCTTTGATTTTATAGTAACTTGATTTCCATCAGGATTATAACTATACAATTCCGTTCCAAGACCTTCCAGAGCACCATTGTCCTCATATACAGAGTGTTGCCCATTTGCTTTGTTAGTTACAACTATTGCAGTTATATTAGAATTGACAGTTCCAACTTTTTTCTTAATATTAAAATCACCCCTATATTGATTAGGGTCATCTTGAACTGTCCATCCTAAGGTGTCTTGTGCCTGTAATCCCATGTTAGATATTTATCTTAAAATTTTGATAAGGGATAGAGCGCAAGTCATTCATCTCTAATGGATAAGCAACATGTAAGAATCCCACTACCTCATCCCATGTATAATTTCTAAATTCACCACCCCAATGATAATTGATACCTCTGAATCCCCATTGGAAAATAGCAACACAAGCAATTAAAGGAAACTGATCATATCTAATACGAGGTGTCTTAGGTGAATATATGAAAGTATAATACTTTCCTACATCTGGTATAATCTCAGTATCAGTCAAAACTTCAGTGATAGCAAGCATCATATCATCTGGATCACCCATGTCTATGATGTCACTAACTAAATTTTCTAGTCTATTGACTGTTTCCATAGAGGTTATCCTCTGTTATAATTTGAAACTCTAAACTATTATCTTTACAAAACTCAATTGCTGCATTCCATTTTGCCACATTTACAGCATAGTTATTTAATTCTTTAACATATGAATTAGTCATTCTAGGTCTTTTCCTAGAGTCAGTTTTCATTTTAGGTTTAACAGTTTGTTTCCTAGGCTTGATCTCAATGACATATTTTTTAAATTTACCATCTGGTTCCTTAACTTTAATTAAGAAATCTGGATAATATCTATGTCGTTTATTATCTAGGGGAGAAACATATGGAATTGAGAATTCTTCAGATGCCCAAGTAACAATATTGTCATTTGTATCACATCTTTCACAGAATACTCTCTCCCAACTACTCCTACAAATTATATTGGATGCATTTCCAACATATTTTTTAGGGTTTTTAGGTATAAAGATGCTTTTACGACTACGTCCCATTTCACCTACATAGTAATGTAATTTCTATTATTTATAGATGGGAAATATAAGACCCAGACCCTATAAAACCTCAGAACTAAAGACTAGGATAACTAATCTTGCTCAAACTTCTGTTTATCAACTTAAAATTCAACCTCCAACAGGTTTGTTTAATTTGTTAAAAGAGGTTGGTAGAGACTTAGATTACAATCGTGCTGGTGAGAATATAGAGTTGCTTTGTGACTCTGCTGTTTTACCTGGTTCATCATTTGCAACTCATGAACCTACTAATGACTATGCAGGTGTGACTGAAAGAATGGCATATCGTAGAATGTATGATGGAACTTTAGATCTAAGTTTTATGGTGGATCGTAGTTATAATGTAATTGAAATGTTAGATGGTTGGCTTGATTTTATATCAGGTGTTGGTATAACTGGAAGTAGACAGACATATAAAAGTAGGCATGTTAATTATAGAATGACATATCCAGAACAGTATAGAACTGAAATATATCTTTCTAAATTTGAGAAGGATGTCTCATATCCTGATGATTTTGCTGACATAGTGCAAAGTGTTCTTGAACCTCCAAAACAACTACAGTATACTTTTGTAGGTGCTTTTCCTTCAAGTGTTACATC